TAATAAGACGCGTGATCCTAAGTATATACGCTTTTACAATAGTCAAGCATGGAGAACACTCTCAGCCAAGTACACTCAGGACAAAGGTTATAAGTGCGAGTGTTGTGGTCGTATTGCTACTGAGGTACATCACAAGCAAGCAATACAGACCGAGTCAGGTTGGATAAGACGACTCGACTATGACAACCTCGAGTTGCTTTGTGTTGAGTGTCATAACAAGAGACACAAACGTTTTGAAAGACGAGAGAGACGATCGAGAGATTGATCTCTCTTTTCTTTTGCCGTTAGAAGATCCTAAAGACTTGGGCGTCTCTCCTCGTGTTGGTCGTGACAACCGGGGGTGGGTCGAAAAATATCAGTCCCATAGGGGATAACGGTACAGGGGGAGGCATTTACAGCAAAAACTCCCCACTAAAAAATATAAGGAGGTTTCAAGCATGATCCAAGGTAATTTTACCGGCGATAGTACAGTCGTTACCGACGCTTTATACCGTTACGATCTCAATCAGAAATTGAAAATCTACAATAGCGGTTTGACGTCGGCTCCGGCGGTGCATTTCGCCAACAAAAAGAGCGCTGAGGCGTTGGTCGTACAATCCACTATTTCAGGCGGTATTATTACGGTCGATATTCCTAATCAGTTGCTCGAAATGCCTTTTGAAATTGTCGCTTTCGTGTATACCGAGGTTAATAACGTCGGTACAACGGTTGATAAGATCAGGATCCCGGTTATTGATCGTCCTAAGCCTATGGATTATCAGTATTCCGATAACATTACGATCATGACTTACGGCAAGATCGAGGCTGATATTGTCGCGTATTTCAATCGCGCGGATAAGAAGATCGACGAGGTCGACGCCCGTTTGACTAAAGCGGACGAGGCAGAGGCTACGGCTCGTAAAGAGGCGGACGCTAATCTTAAGGCTCAGATCGACGCGATCGTTATCGGAGCGGCTGAGGACGCGGTCGCGTCCGTCGAGGTTGCTCAGGCGAGGACGGATCTCGGCGGTAACGCCTATCCGACTCTTAAAGACCGACTCGACTCGGTGGGTATCTTTGTCGGATCTGACGGCGGTATCTATCAGGCTGAGGAAAACGAAACAATTTAAGGAGGTTAATACACTATGTCTAAGTTATTAGCAACAGACGAGACCCTCGCTCAGGTCTCCGAAAATTTAAAACAGATCGGCGGAGCATTGGAAGTTATGAGCGCCTCCGCCCTCTCCGAGACTTTGGCAGATCCGGAGAGTTTACACAAGCTGATTCAATCCGGACGCGCTCGCGAGGTGCTGAGCGTCGGCGATCAGATCGCGGTCGCTCATTCTGAGTTTGGTACCCTCTTATGGGATATTATCGGTTTCGATCACGATAAGGACTCAACCGGTCTTTACGACCATTCTCTGACGGTACAGTTACACTCTTTACTCCCGTCTTATTTACAGTTTGACGCGAGAGAAAATGAGGTTGCTACTGAGGGTACTTTCTCCTCTGAGTACAGTTATTACAAGGGTACCGATAACGCCGACGTCTTTAAGTATTTGGTACCGGGTACCGATTACACAGTCGGCGCGGCTATTCCGGCGGACGAGACTTACTATCATTCCGCTATTCAGGACACGACCGGTTATATCGTGAGATACGGTTACAATAATTGGGAACACTCAGCGATCAGACAGTACCTCAACTCTGAGGCTAAAGCCGGTGAGTGGTGGAAAGCTCAGCACTTGGGAGACGTTTCTCCGAGTTATGCGAGCCGCGCCGGTTTCCTTTTAGGTCTCGACGAGGACTTTAAGAAAATTATCGGTACCACTAATAAGATCACGGCTCTTAACAAGATCACAGACGGAGGCGGATCCGTTCAGTCGACCGAGAAAATGTTTTTACTGAGCCGTACTGAGGTTATGGGAGGCGACGAGAACTCTATCCATGAGGGCGAGCCTTACGAGTATTACAAGAGACTGGTCGGCGATACCGTCGTGACCGGAGATTGTAAAAACCGTATCAAGTATAACGGTACTACTCCTTATTGGTGGTGGCTCCGCGACCCGAATACGGGTAACTCTTGCAGTGCGCGTGGTGTCGGCACGACTGGTGGTATCGACGGCGTCGGCGGCGCGAGCGGCAGTGGCGGCGTCGCTCCGGCTTGCATTTTAGTATAATCCCCTAATCAGCGCCCGAAAGGGCGCGTATATCGTGATTATATGAGGAGGGTAAGTTAATGTCAGTACCTAAACACTTACGCCGTAAGGGAAAGTTTGAGGTTATTACTAACGCCGAGGCTCTCGTCAAATATACGCTCGAGATTACCTCGAACGAGAAAAACTTTCCCAAGCGTTACCGTTGGTGTCTGACCTCTAAAATTGTAGATACAACCGTTGAAATGTTTTCCGATCTCGTCAAGGCTAATACGATTATGGTCGTCAAGAAAGAGGATTATATCCTCCGGCGTCATTATCAGGTAAAGGCATTGAGCGAGATCGGATCGCTTTTAGGGTTAATGCAAATCGCTTATGACGTTTTCGGGATTGACTCCGATCGCGCCGAGCATTGGACGAGGTTAGTTATCAACGAACAAGCCGCTATCAGAGAATGGCGAGACTCAGACAGAGAACGTTATAAAGACGTTTCTTAATAAAAATTATAGGTTATCGGCTATATGATCGCCGTCCGCGACCCGAATACGGGTAACTCTTACAATGCGCGTAATGTCAACACGACTGGTAATATCAACAACAACAACGCGAACAACAGTAACGGCGTCGCTCCGGATTGTGAGAAAGTCAGTAATTGAGTAAGTCCAAAAGACCGAAAAGAGTACACTCGCGCAAGGAGCCGAGACCTATCCGAAAGGAGAACAGATAGCGTCGACGCGGTTTACTCTTTGAGAGTAAGTATCGCTATCGGCGGCGCTTATTTTATTATGAGTGATAAAGACAAGGTTTGTACTTTCGAGGCGCTTTACAAGTCTGAGAGGATCTGTAAATGTGGCGTGATATGGAAAGATAGCGTCGCAAGTTACCACCTCAATAGATTTGTGAAAACCGTCCAACTTAAAGACCGTCTCAACGACGACTCTTACCGTTGTAAGCCGGGAGATAAGTTTTTCGTGTACGAGCCTAAACTCAGAGAGATTATGAGTATTAAATACGTCGATCGAATAGTACAACGCCGTTTTAACGACGACGTCCTCTATCCGATAATGACGCGCTCCTTTATTTATGACAACATGGCGTGTCAAAGGGGCAAAGGTACCGATCTCGCTATGGATCGTCTTAACTGTCACTTACAACGCGCGTACCGTAAATACGGTAAGAATTTCTATGTTTTACAATGTGATATACACCATTACTATCAAACAATGCCTCACGATAAGGTTAAAGAAATGTTTTTCGAGAAAATAACCGACCCGTGGAGCCGGGAGAAACTGACCGAGATCCTTAACACGTTTGAGGGTGACGTCGGTTTTAATCCGGGATCTCAGACGATACAGATCGCCGGAGTCGCGTATCTTGATAAAATGGATCACTTAATCAAAGAGAAACTCGGGATCAAGGGCTATATCCGCTATATGGACGACTTTATCCTGATCTCGCCGTCGAGGGAATATTTAGAGGAATGTCTTAAGGTCATAACGGCTCATTTAGACACTCTCGGTCTCACGCTCAATAAAAAGACAAATATTTTCCCGGTCAAAGACGGTATTACGTTTCTTGGTTTTCATTTTGTCCTGACCGATACCGGTAAGGTTATCAGGACGATCAAACACAAAAACATATCTCACGAACGACGGAAGTTAAAACGGCTCGTCGCTAAAGCGAAAGCCGGAGAAATGTCCCGGCGCGACGTGGATATGTGTTATCAATCGTGGAAAGCACACGCCGCGAGAGGTAACACGCGAAACCTGATCCTTAAAATGGATCAATACTATAATAATCTTTGGAGGTGTTAGAAATGTTCAAAGTCATTAGACAGAAAGATCAGACTCTCGAGGCTCTGATCGCCGCCGAAAATTTGACGGCTCAGGCTGAGGAGGCTAACGCTCAGATCGGAGAAACTCAGGGAGTCAATACCGATCAGGACGAGGTCTCCGCTATGATCTATGAGGAGTTGCTTAGCGCTCAGGAGACGATCGCCGCTCAGGATAAGACGATCAAGTCCCTTAATAAAACCATGAACGCTCAGAAAAAGACTCTCGACGACTTGGTCGAAAGAGTAGAGGCGCTCGAGAAACAGTCTAACGAGGAGGTGTCCGACAATGAGTAACGCTATCGTAAATATGTATTTTCGTTTGGTGGACTCCGGTCGCCGTACTATCGACGAGATCCCGGAACAGTACCGCGAGGAGGTTCAGGCAATGATCGACGCGAAAAACGCTGAGCCTGAGACCGAGTCTCAGGACGAGGAGCCGGTCGAGAATGACGACGCCGAGTAACGCTGAGTTATTGGAGGTTATCTCCCGTCAAGAGGAGATTATCGTCTCTCAGGCTGAGGAAATAAAACGCCTCAGCGCTCTCGTCGCCTTACTGGAAAACGATCGGTCGGCAGAGTAAACGAAAGGAGGCGGTACTTATGCCCGGTCAAAGACAGCCTATCGAATTGATCCAAGCTAAAGGATCCAAGCATTTAACTAAGGCAGAGATCCGAGAGCGACAAGATCGTGAGATTAAGCCGGTTACGGATAATATTACCGCTCCGGATTACCTGACGAAAAAGCAGAAAGAGACCTTTTACAAGATCGCGGATCAGTTAAAAAGGCTTAAAATTATGGGCGAGACCGACGTCGACGCGCTCGCCCGATACATTACGGCTAACGATCTTTACGTTACCGCCGTTAAAAAACTGAGATCAACCGAGGTAAAAAAAGATCCGGCTCTCTTAGAGGCTTGGTCTAAGTTGCAAGAGAGGTATTTCAAACAATGCCGATCGAGCGCTAACGACCTCGGTCTTTCGATCTCGAGCCGGTGTCGCTTAGTCGTCCCGGAGACAAAGGCTCCGACACCGAAAGAAAACAAATTCAAAAAGTTTGAAAAGAGGTCAACGGTTAATGAGTAACGGTTACGCCGTTATTTATGATCGTGTTACCGAGTACGCTAATAAGGTCGTCGCCGGGAAAATCGTCGCCGGAGAGTTACACGTTTTAGCGTGTCAACGTCATTTGAACGATCTTAAGCGACAAAGGACGCCCGAGTTTCCGTACTATTACGATCCGGCAAAGGCTAACGAGATCCTCGACTATGCCGAGACTCTGACGATCGCCGAGGGCGACGCGCCCAAGCCGGTTAAACTGATCGACTCTCAGGCTTTCGACCTCGGGTGTACGTTTGGTTGGTTTAAGACCTCAAACAATAAAAGACGGTTTCGCCGCCGTTATAAATCAATGGCGAGACAGAACGGTAAGACGTTTGAAAACGGTATAATGGGTACTTATATCGCCGGTTTCGGCGGATATTCTTTCGGTAAGTTATTTACCGTCGCGACAAAAAAGCGACAAGCGCGTCTCGCGTGGGAGGAAATGAGTAAGTTTATAACCATTGATCCGGATCTCAACGCTTACTTTGAGGTTAAGGATTACAAGTCGACGATCGAGGCTCTCGATACTATGTGTACGATCGAGGCTCTATCCCGAGAGGCTGGACTCGAGGACGGTTTCCGTTCAATATACGCCTCAGTCGACGAGATCCACCAACATAAAGACAATAAGATCTATAAGGCTTTGTACAACGGTACTCGAGCCTTAGACGAGACTCTCGTCTCTATGATTACCACTCGAGGCGACAAACTCAACTCATTTTGTAAGGAAATGGACGATTATTGTATTAAGATCCTCCGCGGAGTTTCAACCGCTGAGGATTTTTTCGTTGACATATATTGTCTTGATCCTAACGACGATATTTGGGATCCGGAGAACTGGGCGAAAGCTAATCCTTTTATATGCGCTCCTGGTAACGAGGAGAAACTCGAGGTCTTAAAAAATGACGCTCAGACCGCTAAGGATATGGGCGGATCTGACCTCCGAGATTTCCTGACAAAGTCTCTTAATATGTGGGTACAGAATACGGACGATCTGTTTATCAATCCGACCAAGTGGCAAGAGTGCGGATCAAAACGTACTCTCGAGAATATGAGAGGTCGCTCGTGTTGGGTTGGATTGGACTTGTCCTCCGGTGGAGACCTTACAACTTTCGCGCTCGAGTTTCCGGAGTCGTACTCAATCGACGGAGGAGACGCGAAAGAGCGTTTTTATTTTTACTCTCATTCCTTTATGCCGAGAGGACGTCTCGAGGAGCATATCGAGACCGACCTCGCTCCTTACGATCTTTGGGAGCAAATGGAACTTATAACCGTGACCGGCGGATCCGGGGATTTTAAAAATGACTATAAGTTTATCATTAAGACTCTGAAAGAGATCCGGGACGAGTACGATCTTACTTTTCTCGGTATCGGTATTGACCCTCATAACGCCGACGGTATTCTCTCAGATCTCGAGGCTTTCGGTTGTCCGGTGGTTATCATAGTACAGTCGTGTAAGAGCCTCAACGACGCTACGGTCGACGTTCAATTACTTTGTAAATCGAATGATCTCGAGTACAACTCGGGTAATGAGTTATTGACGTGGAGTTTCTTAAACGCTCAGATCGTCCGGAACTCTTTCGACGAGATTAAGGTCGATAAGCGACCCGGAGCCAAGTACAAGAGGATCGACCCGGTCGACGCTTGTATCGACGCTCACGCTTGCATGATTAAAAACCGTACAAAAGAGGTCGTCGACGTTGATAACGAGTTAGATAAGTACCTTAAGGCTATGGGTTGGAAGAAATGACGAGGAGGTGTGACAAATTGAATATATTTCAAAAACTGTATAAGCGGTTTTTCGCTGATAAGTCCTCAGACCGTCAGACGATCGAGTTAAACAACCTTTACAAGTTTCTCGGGATCGACGCTCGAGCAGACGGAGAAGTCCTTTCCGAGGCGACTTATTTCGCTTGTCTTAAGGTACTGAGTGAGTCGGTCGGCAAATTGCCGCTTAAGTTGCAACGGTACAACGAGAGAAACGGCGTTGTAACCGCTCGCGATCATGCTCTCTATACGATCTTACACGATCGCCCTAATCCTTATATGACCGCCTCGACGTTTTGGTCGAGCGTGGAGTACAACCGTAACCATTACGGTAACGCTTATGTGTGGATCCAAGGAGCCGGGGAGAGTATGAAACTATGGATCCTCCCGAGTGAGTCGGTCGAGGTTTGGTATGACGACGCTAAGATCCTCGCGGATCAACCGGACGTATATTACATATACTCCGGAGCCGGTAAGACCTATCGTTTTGGATCTGAGGAGATCTTACACTTTAAGTCGTCTAATACGTTTGACGGTTTGGTCGGTATTTCCGTAAAAGAGCGCCTGAGAATGACGCTCGGAGGTGCGGTCAAATCTCAAAAAATGGTTAATAAAATGTATGACTCCGGCTTTACAGCTAAGGCGGTTTTACAGTACACCGGATCACTCAACGACGAGAACGTTAAGACGTTTGTCGCCGGTATCGAGCAATATTCAAAAGGCGAACTCAGAGACGAGGGGATCGAGAATATTATCCCGGTACCTCTTGGCGCTCAGCTTACGCCTCTCAACGTGAAACTTGCGGACAATCAGTTTATCGAGGTCAAACAGTATACCGCCTTACAGATCGCCTCGGCGTTTGGAATTAAGCCTTATCAGATCGGCGATTATAGTAAGTCGAGTTATGCCTCCGCTGAGGCTCAACAGTTATCATTTTACGTTGATACCCTCTTGTATATCCTCAAACAGTACGAGGAGGAGTTAAGTTATAAACTCCTTACGACCGAGGAGGTTAAGAGCGGTTATCACTTTAAATTTAACGTCGCGTCGATCTTAAGAGCCGACCAACAGACACAGATCAACACGCTTTCGACGGCGGTTAATTCGTTTCTTTACACGCCGAACGAGGCGCGCGCGTTGCTCGATCTCGAGGCGAAAGAGGGCGGCGATAACTTACTCGGAAATGGTACAAGTATACCGGTACAGTATACCGGCGCTCAGTATACCGACATTGACGGCGAGGGCGATACAGATCCGGAGCCAACTCCGGAGGAGGAGCCTAAGAGTACGCCTGACGAACTGATTAAGATTATCGAGGCGATCCGATCCGGATCTCTGACATACGATCAGGGCGTCGCGGTTATGAGATTTTCTCTCGGTTATACCGACGCTGAGGCTCGCGAGATTTTAGGCTCTGAGGACGATTTCGAGGTTGAGGAGGAAACTATCGACCCTAACGAAGAAAACGGCTCAGAGGACGATCAGGGCGGCTCAGAGGGCAACCCTGACGAGGAAACAGATCCGGAGGAAGATCCGGACAATCCGGAGGATCCCGAGGAGGATAAACCGGAGGAATAAAATAGGATCCCGGCGACGGGTTTCTATATATACCCTATAAAGGGAGGAGGTTTAGGACAATGCCTAACGAGGACAAATTTCACAATTTCAGCGATCCGGACGCGATCCCGGGCGTGGTGTGTAAGGCGGCGAGTGTTCAATCCTTGGAAGTAACCGAGGAGGATCTTAAAAAGATCAATAAATACTCCCTGAGTCCTTTAAGTGCTGAGGACGTCTTTATCTTTAAGGCGGTTATCGCTGACAACGAACAAGACGACCGAAATTATATGCCTTTTAACCTTAAGGCATTACAAGACTTAAAGGATCTCTATTCCGGAAAGACCATGTTAAAGGATCACGATCGAAAAGCTGACAATCAGATCGGGCGTGTTTTTGATACAGAACTCGTACAAAATACACGAAAGACAACCGACCTCGGAGAGATCCATACCGAGTTAATCGCTAAGGTCTATATGATTAAGACCTCGAGTAACGAGGATCTGATCGCCGAGATCTCCGGAGGTATCAAGAAAGAGGTTTCGACCTCATGTACTCCGGCGAAAATGGTTTGTAGTATCTGCGGTACCGACAATCTGAAAGATTATTGTCGACACTATCCCGGTTTTGATTACGACGTTACCGATCAGGCAACCGGTAAAGTGTCAAAACGCCGTTGTAAGATGTTGTTACACGGTGCTAAGGACGCTTACGAGGTTTCGCTTGTGGCGGTACCGGCTCAGCCTCGAGCCGGAACTCATAAGAGTATAGGTTTTACAAAACCGATCGAGGCTCCGACTCCGGACGAAAATCCGGAAGAAACCAAAAAGAAAGACTCTGAGATTAGAGAGCGTATCGAAAGCGCTCGGATCGCGGAGTCTTTTAATTTTACAAAATTTCAGGAGGTAAAAGAAAATGAATAAGAAAATGCGTGAACTCATGAACAGTATTCAGGCAAAGACCGCCGAGGCTCAGAAGTACATGAACGGATCCGACGGCGTGGAAAAGGACGTTGAAAAGGCGTCTCAGATCATGGACGAGGTCGACGCTCTCCGTAAGGAGTACGAGACCGAAAAGAGGATTTTTGAGTCCGGTAAGGATCAGGGTATCGAGGGCGCGGATCCTCATACTCCGGAGGAAAACAAGACTTTGACCGGCGAGCAGATTATCGCTAAGGAAGTCCGCGCGATTATGGCTCCGGCTAAGTTTGCCTCTGATAAGGCTTTACAGGAAAGCGTCGACGAGGACGGCGGTTATACCGTTCCCGAGGATATTCAGACCGCGGTTAATCATTGGAAAGAGATCCAGTATTCTTTCCTCGACGATATTTCCGTTGAGCCGGTATCTACTAATAAGGGCGCTCGTACCTATCAGAAAAAGGCAGATACCGAGGCTTTTGTTGACCTCGACGAAAACGGCGCTATCACTAAAGAGATCGCCGCTCCTCAGTTTGAGCGTATTACTTACGCTATTCAGGATCGTGCCGGTTTCATGCCCGTATCTAACGACCTGACCGCCGACTCTGACGCGAATATTTCCGCGATCGTAACTGATTGGCTCGGTCGCGCGAATGTGGCAACCGCAAACGCTAAGATCCTCGCTATTATCGCCGAGCATACTAACCCGGGCGAAAGCTCTAAGGGTCAGATCGCTATCGACGGAGTCGACGGTATTAAGAAAGTTGTCAACGTAACTCTCGGTCAGGCTTACAAGTCCGGCGCTAAGATCATTACTAACGACGACGGTCTGAATTATCTCGATACTCTGAAAGACGCTAACGGTCGTCCTATGCTTAATCCGGATCCTACGGACTCCGCTAAGTTGTCTCTCCGTTGTGGTACCGTTGTTATCCCGGTTAAGGTCATTCCTAACAAGGCTTTCAAGTCTAACGGTACTAAGATCCCGGTTATTATCGGCGACCTGAAAGCCGGTATCAGAAAGTACGACCGTCAGTCTATGAGCCTGAAAGCGTCCGACGTCGCCGTTATTGGTAACTTTAACGCTTTCGCTATGAATATGACTTTAATTCGTGCGATCCTGAGAGACGACTACAAGGAACTCGACGCGGACGCTTACGTTTACGGTTACATTGATACCGCTACCGAGGGGGAATAAGCGCCCTCTCCGCGTCTGAGTCAACTTATAGCGAGTCCGAGTTAAACTCCATGACTAAGGCTCAATTACTCGAACTCGCTAACGAGTTGGGCGTTGAGGGCGTTTCCTCGGCAAACGTAAAGGCGGATATTATCGCCGCGATCATGGATAAGGAGGCGTAACGTATGGACGAAAGTAAAGAGTCAGTCGTTACGGTTGAGGAGGTCTTAGATTACCTCGGGATCGACTACTCCGACGATATGACAAAAAACAATATTTCAAGGTCGATCAAGTCCGCCGACCTTTATCTGAGAGGATCTATCGGAGAAGATTATCCGGTCGAGGATCCTCGCGCTAAAGAATTAGCCTTAATCGTGGTCGCCGATCTTTACGATAACCGCGGCTTACAAGCGCAAGGCGGAGGAAACGTTTCCTCGAACGTCAGGCGCTTAGTCGAGGATTTCTCCTTACAATTACGTCTCGAGTTGCGGAGGAGGGCGGACAATGGCTAAAGTTTATAGCCGTCCGATCTCTATTCAAAGAATTAACGAACTGACGGAGAAATACGAGGAGGTATTCCGTTGTCACGCCTCAGTCAATAAGGCGACCGACGATAACGAGTATCTCCGCGCCGGAGCAATCCAAGCGAAAAGAAAACTCGTCTTTGAGATCCGATACTTTCCGGATCTCGAGGCGATTTCTCTTAATACGCAATCTTACCGGATTGTTTTCGGAGGAGTGTCTTATAACGTGACGTCTTACGACGATTACCTTTTGAGACACCAAACTGTCAAACTCTTAGGCGAGTCCGTATGAGTGATACTCTTATCTCCGTCGATCAGTTAAGCGAGACGATCGGTCAAGAATTGACCTTATACTCGGAGAACGTTATCAAAGGCGTAAAGAAAAAGGCTAAAGAGAGTATGGATCAACTCGTTAAAGATACCAAGTCAACGGCTCCGGTCGGTCATAGAAAAAAGCACTATCGAGACTCTATCACGTCCCGAAAAGACAAAGAAAACGACCGATCCGTTACCTATGTATGGTATGTTGACGGATCAGATTACCGACTCTCTCACTTGCTCGAGAACGGTCACGCAAAGAAAAACGGCGGACGAGTCGCCGGTACCCACTTTATTAAGGCGGCGAGTGATCCGATCCTCGAGGAATATATTACCGCGTGTAAGGAGGTATGTCGTAATGGTTAAGCAGATTTTAACCGGTGCCGGGTTAATCGAGGGCGAGTCTTTCAAAGAGACCCGGTTTATTAAGCCGCCTAAGACCACTTACGCGGTATATTTGGACTCTTTTGTCAGTAGAGGAGCGGACGACCTCAATCTGATTAAAGATCACAGTACGAGTATTGAGTTATACGAGTACGCTCCGGATCCGGAGATCGAGGCTAAGATCGAGGCTCAGTTTGACGCTATCGGACAGAGTTACGAGAAAGCCGAGAGGGTTTGGATCGACGAGGAGCAACTATATCAAGTCGTGTACGATTTTGAATACACAGAAAAATAAGGAGGTTTCGTATTATGAAAACTACAAATAAAAGAGACGCCGAGGTAATTACCCTCGGATCCGGCGACGTTTATTATCAGGAATTTGACGAGTCGGTCGGTATGCCGGACGTTACCGCTCTTTGTACCAAAGAGTATCTCTTAGGTCGTATCTCCGGCGGTGCTACTCTCGAATATAAGGGAGATTGGTATACCGCAAAGGACGACACCGGCAAGGTTGAGAAAACTCTGATTACCGACGAGGAGTGTACTTTTAAGACCGGTATTATCACTTGGAACGGTAAGACTCTTGACGTTCTTTGTGCAACCGGTCGTGTGACCGAGTCTAACGGTATGAGATACGTTAAGATCGGCGGTATTGATAACGATAATCGTAAGTCTTACGTTATTGTTTTCCACCATACCGATAAGGTCGACGGCGATATTTGGATTATGATCCGCGGTAAAAATCAGGGATCCGTTAAGTTGGCTTTCGCCAAGGATAAGGAGACTACGGTTGACGCCGAGTTTACCGCTATGGCTCAGGACGACGAGGGTACCTTAATTACCTACGCCGAGGAGATCAAGGCTAACTAAGCCTATTATCATTTACAATTAACCACAGTTAAGCCGGAGGGGATCGGTCGATCTCGCTCCGGCTAATATTTTATGGAGGTGTAATCATGACAAGATCACTCAATTACAACACAGTTAAGAAACAGTACCTTAACGTAACTTTGGCAGACGAAAAAAATACCACTCTTATGATCGGGACTCCGACTAAGGCGGTTATGAATAGTCTTTTAACTCTCGCGGACACATTTAAGGACGTGAGCGAGGAGGACGTTTCTCCCGAGATCATGGACTCTCTTTATGAGGCTTGCGCTAAGATCATGAGCGCTAATAAGGGCGGTATTAAGATCTCAACTCAGGATCTCGAGGAGTTATTCGATTTCGAGGACATTTTCCTTTTCTATACAACCTATATGGACTTTGTATCGGAGATCACGTCCTCAAAAAACTAACGCTCCCTTACTATCCTTTAGCGGATAGCGAGGGACATAAGTACAAGATCGTAACGTATTGGGAACATTTAGTTAGCCGTTACGCCGGTATAAGCCTCCTCGAGGTCGAGGATTTGGACTATATCGACTATCTCTTATTACGCCGGGACGCTTTTATCGACGCGCTCAATCAGACGGAAAAAGGAGAGGAGTATCTCAATAACGCGTGGAGACTCGAGCAGACAGAGCCGGATCGTCAGACTTTACGAGAGAAATTCGGAAAGGAGGACTAATCGCGTATGGCTGGGGCAATTAAAGGTATAACCGTCGAAATTGGAGGCGACACTACCAAACTCGGAAAAGCATTAGCCGACGTCAATACAAAATCAAAAAGTTTACAAACTGAATTGAAAGGAGTAAACACACTCCTTAAATTTGATCCGGGTAACGTCACTCTGTTAAAACAGAAACAAGATCTCTTAAATACGTCGATCGCAACCACTAAGTCTAAACTCGACACTTTAAAAACGGCTCAGGCTCAGGTACAGGAGCAATTCGATAAAGGCGAGATTACGGAGGAGCAATATCGAGATTTTCAGCGCGAGATCGAGGCGACAAAACAAAAATTGTCAAGTCTCGAGCAAGAGGCGCGATCGTTTGGCTCGGTATTTTCTCAGCAAGTACAAGCCGCCGGAAAAAAGATAGAAGAATTTGGAACCAAGATAGAGGGCGTCGGGAAAAAATTCAGCGCTCTTTCTACCGCGGCGACGGCGGTACTTACCGGCTCAACGGTTTTAGCGTCCAACTATGAGGACGGAGTCGCTAAGGTTGGAACGGTCGCCGATACCTCTAAGGTATCTCTCAATCAATTATCCTCTGATATGTTAAAGTTATCAACTCAGACGGGTAAGAGTGCGACTGAGATCTCAGACGCAACCTATCAGGCGATCTCGGCGTCAGTCGATACGGCGGACGCCGTTAATTTCGTAGAAACGGCGACGGGACTCGCTAAAGCCGGTTTCTTAGAGACCTCCGACGCGGTGGACGTGTTGACAACCATTATCAACGCTTACGGTCTATCCGCTGACGACGCCTCGAGCCTATCTGATAAATTGATCCAAACTCAGAACGACGGTAAAACGACCGTTAATGAGTTGTCGTCAAGTATGGGTCAGGTAATCCCTCTCGCGTCGGCTTACGGCGTAAACATTGATAACTTATGCGCGTCCTACGCTCAGTTGACTAAAAACGGTGTCGCTACGTCCCAAGCCGGTACTTATCTTAAGTCCATGCTTAACGAGTTGGGCGACTCCGGATCGACCGTTTCCGGTATCTTACAAGAGAAAACCGGTAAGAGTTTCGGTCAGTTAATGAGCGACGGTTATTCTCTCGGCGACGTTCTCGGTATCTTGCAAGATAGCGTCGACGGAGACTCAGAGGCTTTCGCCGGATTATGGTCGTCCTCCGAAGCCGGTACCGGTGCTTTGTCTTTGACGAGTGCCGGAGTTGACGCGTTTAACGCCGAACTCGGTAATATGGGAGATAGTCTCGGTAATACGAGTAACGCTCTCGAGTTGCTCGATACTCCGTCCGCAAAGGCGAATAGAGCGATTAACGCTCTTAAAAATACCGGTATCGAACTCGGTCAGGTTATACTTACCGCGGTTACTCCGATCTTAGAAAAACTCGCCACAGCTTTACAAAATTTAACAACGTGGTTTGGTAATCTGAGTCCGAAAGCACAACAGACGATCGTCGTTATTCTCGCGATTGTGGCGGCGATCGCGCCGTGTCTGATCGCTATCGGTAAGGTCGTCTCAATCGTTGGTAAATGTGTAACCGTTTTCGGTCAAATGTCAGGATTTATCTCCGGTACACTTATCCCGGCGATAAGCGCGATCGGCGCGCCGGTAATCGCTATCGTTGCGGTTATAGCCGCTCTCGTTGCGGCTTTTGTCCATTTATGGAAAACAAACGAGGATTTTAGAAACAAAATTACAGAAATTTGGAATGGGATCGTTTCAAAGTTTAAAGCGTTTTTCTCAGCGATCGGCGAACGTCTGAGCGCTCTCGGTATCACTTTCGATAGTGTCGGAGCGGCGATCAAGGCGATTTGGGAGGGTCTTTGTAATTTTCTCGCTCCGATCTTTGAGGGTGCTTTTCAGGTTATCTCAGCGGTACTCGGTACCGTCTTAGACGTGATTGTCGGTCTCCTCGATTTCTTTATCGGTCTCTTTACCGGAAATTGGGAGCAATGTTGGACGGGCGTTAAAGAGGTATTCTCGGGTATTTGGAACGGGATCAAAGGAGTTTTCGACGGGATCCTTACCGCTCTTAAGGGTGCAGTTAATGTGTTCCTTAGTTGGTTTGGTACGGATTGGTCGACGGTTTGGACGAACATTAAAAACTTTTTCTCGAATATTTGGAACGGGATCAAGTCTTTCTTTACCGAAGTTATCAACGGTATTAAGTCCGTCGCGACGACCGTATTTACCGCGATCAGTACCTTTTTCTCTACGATCCTTAACACAATCGAGACCGTGTTTAGTACGGTTTGGAATGGTATAAAGACCGTCGTTACAACGGTTATCAATACTATTAAGACCACAATTACAACGGTCTTTAATGCGGTCAAAGATACGATTACGACTGTTTGGAATACGATCAAGACAACAATCACGACCGTTATCAATACCATAAGTCAGACAATCTCGACCGTATGGAATACGATCAAGACGACGATCTCAACGGTAATCAATACGATTTGGGACACTATAAAAACCGTATGGAATAATATTTTACTGAGTATTACTGAGATCATTGTCGGTATTCAGAATATAATCAGTAATATTTTCAACGCTATTAAGAATTTCCTGAGCGGAAATACTGAGGCGGCGAAACAGAATATTGTCAACGCGTGGACGACAGCGAAAAACCTCGTTACCTCTTTAGTTGGAAACTTGAAAAATACGATCACAACCGTTTTCAACGCAATTAAAACCGTTGTGACAACCGTCGTCAATGCAATTAAAACCGTTATTACGACCGTTTGGAACGGCATTAAGACAACGGTTACAACCGTCGTCAACGGTATTAAGACAACAATCTCCACAGTATTTAACGCGATCAAGTCGACCGTTTCCTCAGTTGTGAACGGTATTAAGTCCGCGGTTACAACCGGTTTTAATGCGATCAAGTCCGGCGTTTCGTCGGCGGTCAATGGAGCCAAGAGCGCGGCGACCTCAGCTTTCAACGCTATTAAGTCGGGTATTTCCTCGGCTATGAACGGCGCTAAGTCGACCGTTTCCTCGGTTTGCTCCGGTATCAAATCCACAATGTCGAGCGCGTGGAACTCGGCAAAGTCAACCGTTACGAACGTTTTCGGTCAGATCGGCTCGACTATGAAAAGTAAGTTGACTTCGGCTAAGTCCGGAATTACGTCGGCTTGCTCGAGTATCAAGTCCGGTATGACGAACGTCTTTAGTAACGTTAGTAGTACGTTTAAAAATATCGGCTCAAATGTTATCAACGGTATTAAGTCCGGTATCTCGAGCGCGGTTTCAGGTCTTTATGATAGTATTAAAAGCTCTCTTTCAGGCTTAGTCTCTAAGGCTAAAAGCGCTCTTGGTATTAACTCGCCGTCTAAGGTGTTCGCTGAGTCCGTCGGCGCTTGGATCCCGTCAGGTATTGCCGCCGGTATTGAGGATAACGAGGACGACGCGACCGACGCGGTCGAGGAAATGTCCGAGCAATTAACCGATCAGGCGGAGGAGTTAAACGGTGCTACAATCAACAGACAGTTATCAACGACCTTTAGTCCGAAATTTGAGCAAAAAGGCGACACAATGAGCGATCTCCTCGACGCTTTCAAAGAGTACGGAGAGAAAGTAATTTCGGCGTCTAAGCGTCAAATCGTACTCGATACCGGCGTTCTCGTCGGCGAGACAGTCGATAAGATCGACGCGGCTTTAGGTACAAACTATGAGTTAAAGGCAAGGGGGGTATAATCCATGAGTTTAAGAGGTTTCACTATCGGAGACTATCATACGGGCGAGGATTGGAGCATGATCTTAAATTCTAAGGATCTGACTCCGGCTGAGCCGAAAACTTATCTCGTCGACCTCGACGGACGCGACGGCTCTCTCGATCTCTCAGAGAGCCTCGCCGGAGAGGTCAAGTATAAAGACCGAACACTTAAAGCCGGGTTTATCCTTACAGAGGGTACCCGGCGAGAGCGTGAGGACTTATTACGCGAGGTTACGAACTATATCAACGGTAAAAAGAGAAAGATCGTCGATCCTGACGATCTCAATCATTACCTCGTCGGGCGTATCAAAATTACCGGTCTGACTAATAATCAGGCTTACGGTACTCTTACGATCGAGGCGACTTGTGAGCCTTGGCGATACCTGAAAGACTCTATCTCGAGATATTATCCGGTAAACGCTAAGTCAACGGCTCCGGTTAAATTGGTCTTTTTCAATCGTGGAGCGAAAACGGTTTGTCCGACCATTACGGTAACGGGTATCGTTACGATCATTATTGAGGGAGTCGCGACTCAGTTATCCGCCGGATCTTACAAGATTACAGATCTTAAACTATACTCCGGAACGAATGACGTCAGCGTTTACGGCTCCGGATCCGTTACTTTCTCATACGAGGAGGCGGATCTTTAATGTATAAAATTTACGCTGACAATACCCTAATTTACGATAGTACGGTCGACGATTACAAGATCGGTAAGGGAGATATTTCCCTCGAGATTGGTAAAGCCGGATCGTTTGTTTTTTCCATGTACCCGGATAATCCTTATTACGACAAGATCGTAAAAATGAAAACTATAATCAAAGTCTATCGCGACTCAGAAATGATCTTTAAGGGTCGAGCGCTTAAGGCGGAGGATAGTTTTTATAAATGTCGAGTCGTAACGTGTGAGGGCGCTCTCAATTTTTTAAGAGACTCGATTATCAGACCTTACACTTTTTCCGGATCTCCGGTTACATTTTTTAATAATCTGATTTCTCAGCATAACGCGCAAGTG